GTACGATCACGGATCCAAGAATCGTGGATTCAGTTTGCGCTGTGGTCCACTGGAACTGAGTGCGTTTCACAAAACTCGACGTACCCATATCCAATGAGGCGGGAACTTCAGAAGCGGAACGCATATCAGGAGCTGGGGCAGTGTTCTCGTTATCGTACGAGACTGTCATAGTCTCCGGATTGATAGTAGTCAAACCAGGAGTAGACACTTCATTTTCAGCAGCTTCACCAGCTTCACCCACAAAACGATACGAGTCACCTGACCCTGCAGTTCGTTGTGAAACCACGCGACGCAATTGAATCCACGGATCGACAACAAGTGGCTGCATTCCAGCACACTTGAGAGCAACATTGATGTCATTAGCATAACTCTCATAATAGTCCTTCGACCATTGAGAAGCGTATTCAATCATCTGTTGACATTCAGTTCTAATCGTGAGATTGTTATTGCGAGTCCACAACAACGAACCCTCCAACGTTTCTTTGCGCAGCGCACCAGAGTACTCTCCTTCAACCATCACGGGATGGTTCCCAAGGAAGAGAACATCTTCAAACTGGATGAACTTCTCATCGAGTTCTTGATCCTTGTAAGCACTCGTGTAAATTTGGCCAATTTGGGCCATATCGTCACGAATCTTCAACGGATTCCAATCCAATTCTTCGTCCTGCCCGAGCAAATGGTCATCACCCAAGATGTCCAGCGAACAATGGCAATCAAACATCTTGCTTGGGAAACGCAAATCGAAACAATAACGGAAGTAAAAATCGACCGTAATGCAATTCAGCACCGTGGTCCAACCACCCCCGCTGGGATTATTGCAAACTGTTTCCAGCTTCCAATCACCAATCAAAAAGGGTTTTTCTGTCTCATGGCGTCGCACGTGTTCAAAAATGATGTCGCTATTCGGCAAAGCAGCACCAAGTTCTTCCAAAACCTTAAAGCATTCGTCCATTACTTGCCTTTGGTGGCGGAGATCACATTCGGAAATGTCTCCCGCAACCAATCGGTTTCGGTACTTGATGAGGCGCGAGTAAACGGCCATCATGTCACGCGAACTGGCGTTGATTCCAATCGCATACGGTGTATTTGGAAAACTCGTATTGAAAGCGATATACATCGCTCCAAAGAGCATCCGACACACAACATTGTACGCTACGTCGTCGCAAAAAGTCAATCTAGTATTCACATCCTTGATTTTCTTCTTGCTTCGCAATTCGTCCTTTTGGTAACCCACGAAAACTTTTTCAAAGTTTTCGCCATTGAGCACACGTTCGAACATTGCTTCGACATGTTCGCGGAATAGCTTGTTGTACTTTCCTTCTCCTTGATCAAACCACACCAATGACTTCTTCCCTTGTCGGGTGACGAAGTACATATAGGGTGACCCAGGACTAGTACTTGTACAGATTGATGCCATCGCGCCAGGGATTCCAAACAACGCTTCTTCAAACGTGAGGAATCTCAAACCTCCAGTGTGCTGGTAATTCAGACCATTTTCAAGGTTCGACACAATTTGTGCTCGTATCCTCCTCAAACGACCCGCATCCAATTTCACTTTTGGAGCTTGCGCCAAACGAACAATCGCTTCTTCTGCTGGCTTCCGCCC